TGTTTGGAACTAAATTTCCTAACGTAGCTGCTGAGAACTTACAACTGTTTGATAAGGCACGACAGCTTGCTGACGAATCTACAGGCATGCCATCATTTTCACATGGACAAACTGGTGTGAGTGGTGTTGGTAGAACAGCCTCTGGTATTTCTATGTTGATGAATGCTGCATCTGGCAGTGTTAAAACCATCATCAAGAATGTGGATGATTATTTGTTAGCTCCATTGGGTAAGGCTTTCTTTAGCTTCAACATGCAGTTTGACTTTGATAAAAGTATCAAAGGAGACTTGGAAGTTACAGCTAGAGGTACAGAAAGCTTGATGGCTAATGAGGTGAGAAGCCAACGCTTGATGCAGTTCTTGCAAATTGCTAGCTCTCCTGCACTGATGCCGTTTGCTAAGTTCCCTTACATCATTCGTGAGATTGCTAAGAGTATGGACTTAGATCCAGACAAGGTTACTAACAACATGGAAGAAGCTATGCGTCAAGCTTTGCTGATGCAACAAGCTACAGCTCCTGCTCCTGCAGAGGGTGCTCCTCCCGTTGGTGGTCCTCCTCCAGTATCTGATATGACTGGCGGTGGTGGTGGAAATATTGGCGTTGGTGCTGCACCAGTGCCGGGTGAACAAGGATTTGCTGGTAATGTACAAGCCGTACCTCCCCAAGCTTAAAGGCTTCGTAAATACTAACGCTACATGGGAAGCGTTCTTAGATATGCTAGATGCTGAGATTGCTCAGCAGCATAAAAACTTAGAACAAGCTGTTGATGTGCGTGAGATTGGAAAGGCTCAAGGAGCCATTGCTGCTTTACGCAGACTAAAACATCTAAAGGATGAAGTTAATGTACAACAATGAAACAGAGCAACTCTTTGCTGAAGGCGGCATGAATGACGAAGGTGGCACAGTAGATCCTGTGTCCGGCAATGACGTACCTGCGGGATCTTTGCAGAAAGAAGTGAGGGATGATATTCCTGCACAACTGAGTGAAGGCGAGTTTGTTATTCCTGCTGATGTTGTTAGATATATTGGTCTTGAAAGATTGATGAAGCTTCGTGATGAAGCTAAGCAGGGACTCAATCGAATGGCAGAGATTGGTCAGATGGGTAATGCTGATCAAGTAGAAAACCCAGAAGCTTTGCATGAAGGTGATGAAGAATTTGAATCAGAGATTGATGACATCATCTCTGAAGTTGATGGTGAGCAAATGGGTGAACAGAAGTTTGCTCGTGGAGGTGTTGTTAAAGTTCCTGAAGCTAGTAAAGACATATTAGCTAAATATAACATTCAAAGAACAGCCATTACAAATCCAGCAAATGATGTAAGACTTTTGAAGAATGCTGCTGGTGATTCTTTGTACATGACCTATTTCAATGGCAAGCCTTCAGGGAGAATACCTAAAGGATATTCTGTTGTTGATGCAAACCCTGCAAGTAGAATGACAGGTACAACTCCAGCATCAACAGGTGCTGTATCTACGGGTGGAGTAGACCCATCTATAACTCGTGGAGTAGATATGCCTAGAGGAGGCAGTTTAGTTACACCTATTACGCCTACAGAACCACCTACAGAAACTCCTACAGGAACAACAACCACTACTGCTCCTGCTGCTAATGCAGGATTTACTGGTGATAGAGGACAAGGTGTAAATTCTTTTGGTGGCTCTATTACAGCTACCGATACAGGTGCTGTAAGTACAGGCATTGGTGGTTTCACCTTAAATCCTGATGGCACTGTAACACCAAACACAATAGATAGAACAGTGATGACTGTTGCTGGTATCGTTAACCCTCTGCTTGGTGTTGCAGGTAGAGTTAATAACGCCTTGGCTACTAGCTCTGCTAAAGCTTTCTCAGCATCTATTGCTGACACTGGGGGTACTAATCTAAATGCAACTCAGCCAGCCGCTACTGCTGGTCCTGCTTCTGTTGGTGGTACTGCTGGTGCTGCTGCAACTGCTGCTTCTTTAGCAGCCGCTGATGCTACAAGCAGTGGTAAGAGTGAAGGAGCAGTGGGTGCTGCTAGCCAAGCTGCTGCGGATGTTATTGTAAGAGGTGGCTCAGCCGATGCTGCTGCTCAAGCAGGTAGAGATGCTGCTGCTGATGTAGCAGGTAGAGAAGCTAAAGTAGCAGAAACTGCTTCTCAACAAACTGCAACAGATATTGCTCTTGGTGGTCAAGGGGGAAGTGCTGGTGCTGATAGTTTAACTAGTGGTGCTGATACTGCAGGTCGTCAAGATACTGGTGGTGGTATTGATACCACTGTAGGTTCAGGAAATGATGGTGGTGATGAAGGCGCTGGCGCTGGCGATGGTGGCATTGGTGGCGTTGGTGGTGTTGGTGGTGGTGGTGGTGGTGGTGGCGTTGGTGGTGACGATGAGTCTGGTAATGCTGAAGCTGGAGAACAAGATTCTGAGGGTGCTTCTATGACTGCTGTAGATGCCCTTGGTGGTTCTTTTGCTGCAAAGCCTATGGAAATGTTGCAAGCTGAAAAAAAAGGAATTAGAGTAGAGGCGGCTAAAGGTGGTCTTATTACTAAGCGTGTTAAAAAGACAACACCTGCTCAAAAAAGAGGCATTGCTTCTAGAAAATAATACTATATAATTAGCATACTCAAGCCAGAGGTGGGCTGGCGAGTATCAATAATTTCCCACCATATGGCTACCTATCTCCCTGCATATGCAGCTACAGTTAGCCCCAACTTAAAAGGTATGTTATGACAGAAGCAGTGATTAATCAGAACCAACAGGCTCAGGCGTTCTCTCCATTTGGTAAGCGTAATGCTAACAAAGATCGGATTGAACAAGAAGAAGCAGAATTGAAACGATTGGCTGAAGATAAGAACAATCCTCAAGATCCACAAGACTCTGAGGATAGTAACTTAAGCGGAGAAGAGAAAAGCTTTAAGAAGCGTTACGGTGATCTTCGCAGACATTCTCAGCAACAGCAAGTAGCTTTGCAGAAGCAGATTGATGAGCTTCGTTCACAGCTACAGAACAGCACAGAGAAGCAAATTAAGCTTCCTAAGAGTGAGGAAGAGTTGAATGAGTGGGCTAAAACCTATCCTGATGTTGCAAAGATTGTTGAAACAATTGCAATTAAAAAGGCTAAAGAGCAAACCCAAGCATTGGATGAGAGATTCAAACAGCTTGATGAGCGTGAGCATCAGACAGCTAAGGAGAAAGCAGAAGCTGAATTGATGCGTCTGCACCCAGACTTTGACTCCATCCGTGATGATGATGATTTCCACAACTGGGTTGAAGAACAACCTAAGTGGGTGCAAGATGCTTTGTATGATAATGACAGTGATGCAAGAGCTGCTGCTCGTGCCATTGATCTTTACAAGGCTGATAAGAATATTAAGACGAAGAAGTCTACCTCAGATAAGGGTGCAGCAGAAAGTGTTAACACCCGTGGTAGTCGTTCTGCGCCTACAGGCGAAAGCAAAGATGGTGTCTTTTATGAGTCACAGGTAAATAAAATGTCTACCTTTGAATATGAAAAGAACCAAGAAGCTATTGCTAAAGCATTACAATCAGGTAAGTTTGTATACGATATTAGCGGAAGTGCTCGTTAAGTATTGACAAACCTGAAACAACTGGTATAACTTTAAGCAGGACTAGGTATCTAGTCTTGCTCCTATGGGCCGTAACAATGCTAGCTACACTACCCCATAGAGTTATCTGTCACGCAAAACAATAAACTGTCAGAACAACCTGAAGTTTGTTGGCCTGTATAGACAAGTGGAGGCATCCCTGTTCTATACACACCCATCAAATACAGCCTCTGTGGTGATGTTGAGCGTATTTAATTATATGCCTAACACATATCTAGGAGGATATTAAAATGGCTTTTCCAAGTGCTGCAGGTTACGGCAATTTACCTAATGGTAATTTTTCGCCAGTAATCTATTCTAAGCAAGTACAACTTGCATTCCGTAAAGCGTCTACTGTTGAAGACATCACCAACAACGATTACTTTGGTGAAATCGCAAACATGGGCGACAGTGTCAAAATCATTAAAGAACCTGAAGTGTCTGTCCAGAGCTATGCTCGTGGTACACAGATCACTGCTCAAGATCTGAATGACGAAGACTTCACCTTGGTTGTTGACCAAGCTAACTACTACGCTTTCAAGATTGATGACATCGAAGCTGCTCACTCACATGTGAACTTCATGCAGATGGCTTCTGATCGTGCAGCGTATCGTTTGCGTGATCAGTATGACCAAGATGTCTTAGGTTACTTGTCTGGTTTCACACAGTCTGCAAAGCATGTGAATCCTGATACAGCTCGTACTTCAGCTTCTGGTACTAAGGCAGTTACTGCCGCTGGTGCTGATGAGTTGTTGGCTTCTATGAAGCTGAAAAAAGGTAGCTTCGGTAACATCACTACAGCTTCTGCTGGTGAGCATTCCATTCCTCTGGCTCCCCGTCTGCCCGGTGCAACTGCACTGCCTACAGATGTGGCATCTCCATTGATGGTTGTGTCTCGCATGGGCCGCTTGTTGGATCAACAGTTTGTTGATTCCGCTGGTCGTTGGTTGGTTGTCGATCCCGTGTTCATTGAACTGTTGAAGGATGAAGACAGCCGTTTGTTGAACGGTGATTTTGGTGGTTCTGGTTTGCAGAACGGCTTGGTCATTAACAACTTGCATGGCTTCCGCATCTATGTTTCTAACAACCTGCCAAAGATTGGTACTGGTCCCGGCACTACAGGTACGGCTAACCAGAACAGCAACTATGGTGTGATTGTTGGTGGTCATGACTCTGCTGTTGCAACTGCTCAGCAAATCACTAAGACCGAGACATATCGTGATCCCGACAGCTTCGCTGACATCGTGCGTGGTATGCATCTTTATGGTCGCAAAATCTTGCGTCCTGAAGGCATCGTCACTGCTAAATACAACGCTGCTTAAGGAGAACGATAATGGCAACTGTTACAACTTTGGCTGGTTCAGCCTCCGCTGGTCGCACCGCTGGTGCTGTCCCTTACTTGGTCGATGTTACTATTGACTTCGCTGCTGCAGCTACAGCTAAAGGTTCTGCCTTGGCTGCTGCTGACGTTATCGAGTGTATCAATGTTCCCGCTAACACTCTCATCTTGAATGCTGGTATTGAAGTTGTCACCGTCTTGGGCGGTGAGTCTAACGATACCACTTTTGACTTGGGTGTTACTGGTGTTGATGCTGACGTATTCGTTGATGGCTTCGATGCTGACGCTGCTACTGCTGGTGCTTATGCCCAGAATGCTGCTGCTTTCCAGCCTATCGTGAATGCTACTGCTGACACTATCGACTTGTTGATCGCTACTG